GACTACATCGTGCCGTTCGTGAGCCCGCCGCCGCTCGTGCGGACGTGGGCTGCAGCGGTCTGGCGCTACTTCCTGTTCGAGCATCGCCCGCAGATGGCGATGCCCGAGACGGTGGCGAACTCCTACGCGATGGCCATCAAGTCCCTCGAGAAGGTGGCCGCCAAGCAGATGCCGCTCGCGGCGCCGCAGCAGCAGTCGAGCCTGCCGCCTTCGCAGAGCGCGGGCGGCCTGGTCGAGAACGTCGAGCGCGCATTCGGCCGTGGCCGGGACGGGCTGGGCTGATGGCCGAGCTGGGCTACAAGGTCGACATCGACACCAGCTATTGGGAGCGCCGGCTCGCCAATGCCGAGACCGCTGCGAGCGATTTGACGGGCCTTCACGGCGCGATTGGCGAGGTGGTGGTGAGCGCCATTCGCCGCAACTTCGACACCAGCGGTGATGGCCAGTGGGCGCCGCTGAAGCCGCAGACCCTCATCAACCGCGCCAAGTCCGCGCTGGGCGGCAAGGGTGTCTTCAAGCGGGGCAAGGGCGGCAAGCGCACGCTCACCGTGGGCGCCGTGCGCGCGGTGGCGAGCTCCAAGCCGCTCATCCTCAGCCCGGCCGGTCTCTACGGCACGCTCAACTACCAGGCCGGGCCCGACCACGTCGACGCGGGATCGAATCTCGCCTACGCAGCGCACCAGTTCCACGGCTCGAAGCCGGAGTGGCGATTCAACATTCCCGCTCGCAATCCGCTCTACCTCCACGCCGAGGACGAGCGGGAGATTGGGCGAATGTATGAGGGCTATTTCGCGGGGCCGTTCCAATGACCGCTCCCGTGAGCTGGTCGCAGATCCTCGACGGCATGAAGGCCGCGCTGCTCCCCATCTTCCTCAGCGAGACGCCGCCCGACGGCGCCTACCTGCGCCAGCTCGACTGGTACGCCGGTGAGTTCGCCTCGCGTGAGGCGCTGGCGACCTCGGCAATCTCCGATCGCTGCCCCGCCGTGCTGGTGGACCTGATCAGCGAGCGCGTCATTCGCACGATGGCAGGCGGCCGGATCCAGTTCGTCGAGTCGACGGTCGGCGCGGTGTGCGCGGCCGACTCGATGCGCTCGCAGAAGGATCGGCAGAGCACCGCGCTCGATCGCGTGCTCTACGACGTACGCGCCCGGCTCCACGGCAAGCGCCTCGGGCTCGCGATCCAGCCGCTCCACTACGCGGGCCTCAGCCTGATCGCCAAGGAGCCGGGCCTGTTTGCTTACGTCGCGCGCTTCACCGTGCGCCACCACACCGACCTGTCGGCCAGCTCGAGCGGGCTGGCGCGGCTGGAGAGGTTCGACGGCGCCGTGCACCAGGTGGGCGGCAGCGCGACGAGCCCGCTCACCATCGACATTCCCGAGGAGCCCTGATGCCCCCCAAGATCATCACCGTCATCGCCACCGGAAATCCGGTGCCCTTCGAGCGCGACCCGCAGCGCCAGATCACGTCGGAGCGCGCCGTGGCGACCGAAAAGACCTCCTACATCGCGCGGCGCCTCAAGGACGGCGAGCTGCGCGAGGTGGTGCCCGGCGCCATTCCGCCCGTGCCCGCCGCTCCGGCTGCTCCCGCCACCCCCGCTGCTCCCGAGGCCGCTGCCGCGGCTGGAAAGGTGAACTGAGATGTCTATCGTCCTGCCGAACGAGATCGATCGCACCAGCCGCCGCCCCCGCACCGCGATCGGCTTCGACGCCGTCTCGGGCGTCGAGGCGCTCGCCTCGCGTGCCCGCCGCATCCTGCTGGTCGGCCAGCGCCGTTCGGCCGGCACCGTGGCCGCCAACGTGCCCACCGACCTCTTCCGCCCCACGGACGCCGCCGGCGCCTTCGGTGATGGGTCGATGATCGACCTCGCCGCGCGCGCGCTGTTCAAGGCGAACCCCCGCGCGCAGGTCACCGCCGTGGCCGTCGACGACGACAACGCCGGCACCGCCGCCAGCCAGACGATCACCTTCGCCAACAACGCCCTGGTCGACTGCGCGTGCACCATCCGCGTGGGCATGCGCCGGGTGACCTTCGCGGTCAACGCCGGCGACACGCCGACGGTGCAGGCCACCGCCGCGCGCGACAAGATCAACGGCGACGTCACGCTGGGTTTCACCGCCGCCCGCACCAACGGCGTGCTCACCATCACCTGGAAGCACAAGGGCACCTGCGGCAACGGCATGCAGCTCGAGGTGGGCTTCTCGGTGGCCACTGCGCTGGTCGCCACCACCGCCACGCGCGGCGCGGCCTCCCTCGCCAACGGCGCCACCGATCCCGAGGTCGACGATGCGCTCGCGGCCTGCGCCGGCGAGCGCTATCACCTCATCGGCCTGCTCTTCTCCGACAGCACCAACGGCGGCCACCTCAAGACGCACGTCAATGACCAGGGCGCCGGCGAGGTGGCCTTCGGCGAGCTGGGCATCCAGGTGGTCAACGGCGCGCTGTCCACCGCCACCACGCTTGCCTCGGCGCTCAACGGGCCGCGCAACCTGGTGTTCGCGATCAACAGCTCGCCCGCCAACTACGGCGAGATCGTGGGCGCGCTGGTGGGCGTGATGGCCAGCGAGACCGATCCGGCCCGCCCCTACAACACGATGGTGCTGCCGGGGATCACGGCGCCCACGGTCGACAAGCGCTGGGCGGTCACCGAGCAGGACACGCTCCTCAACGGCGGCGTCTCGCCCCTGATCGTCGGGCCCGCCGATGCGGTGCAGATCCAGCGCGCCGTCGTCAGCTACGTCCTCAACGCGCAGTCGATCGCCGACTACTCGCAGTTCGACTGCACGATCATCCAGTCGTTCGACGCCATCCGCGACGACCTCAAGCTGATGTTCACCACGCGCTACGGCCGCTCCAAGTGGGCCGACGACGACGCGGAGAGCAACCTGCCCGCCGACGTGGCCACGCCCAGCGCGGTCAAGCAGTCCATCCTCGAGGTGATGCGCGCCGAGGAGCGCCTCGGCATCGTGCAGCACGTCGAGGCCAACGCCGCCAGCGTCGTGGTCGAGCGGGTCGACACCAGCTGCGTCTTCTCGGTCCCGGCCGACATCGTCCCCGGCCTCCACGAGATCCTCGGCAAGGTCGTCCTCATCCGCAACGCCTTCACGGCCTGATAGGAGCCCACGTCCATGGAATATGTCGACAGCATCACCCTCGAGATCGACGGCATCAAGCTCGACGACGTGATCGTGGAGCTCAGCGAGAAGAACGAGCGCTCCGTGAAGGCCGTCAACACGCTCTCCCGCCGCCGCCGCGCCAAGGGCTTCAAGCGCGGCAACAACATGTACTCGCTCGACCTCAAGGTGGAGCCGGTCGACGACGATCGCGTGCCCTCGTGGCACAAGCTCAAGGAGGCGGGGACGCTCTTCAGCATCCGCCGCACCAAGAACACCGGCGCGGTCACCACCTGGTCGAGCTGCACCGTCTCCAGCGTCAGCGAGACCGAGAGCGATGGTGACTCGTCGATGTCGGTGAGCGTCCAGGCGCTCAACCGCGATCCGTAACCGCACCACCAAGGGGAACCTCAATGGGGAAGTCTCTGCTCGAACGCCTCCGTCCTGCCCTGCAGGGCGCGCGCAGCATCCAGTGGCCGGGGCCGGTGCCCGAGGGCATGGAGCGGCCCACCATCACGCTCCACTGCCTCAATGCGCCGTCCTGCGAGGATGCCTACCTCGGCGCCATCGCGCACTTCCGCGCCCGCAAGGCGACGGTGCGGCAGGGCGATCCCATCTTCAACCTGCGCGAGCGCTCCGAGGTGCTGTGGCGCGCCGCGCGGGATGCGGAGGGGCAGCCGCTGGCGGCCTCGGTCGACCAGCTCGAGCAGGAGCTGGCGCCCGAGATGCGCAACGTGCTGTGGCTGGAGTGGGCCGCGGTGCAGGCCGAGTTCTCCACCGGCCCGCACAGCGAGGCGGAGCTGCGCGAGCTCGTGGAGGGACTCAAGGGAAATTTTCCCGTGGAGCGCCTCGAAGGTTGGCCGTCGAGCTGGCTCCTGCAATTGCTGCGTATTTCGGTCGCCCCGTCGTCGAAGTCACCGACGGACAGCTGATCTGGTTCCTCGCCATGTGGCAGGGCTCCAGAGAGTTCGACCAGGCCGACCGCGAGAAGGCACGCGGGATCAGTCGCTCGGTCAATAGGAAGGCTCTGGAGAAGCGAGAGCAGCGCAAGCGGATCGCGACGGCGCAGGCCAAGGCCAAAAAGGCACGATGAGCGAGTCTGAAAACGCCGCGAAGTTCCGAGTCGAGCTCGCCAACAAGGGCGCGCTCAAGGACTTCTTCGGCCAGACGCTCACCGAGGTGCGCAAGTTCTCGCAGGAGACGAAGCGAGAGCTGACGGCGGCGGGCAAGGAGGTGGAGGGCCTCGCACGCACGACCGAGACAGCCACCGGCAAGACGCGCGTGGCATTGAGCGGCGTGGCGGCCGGCGCTGGCACCGCTGCGCAGGGCACGCGCCAGCTCGCCACCGCAGCCGACCAGGGCAGCCGATCGCTCGCCGGGCTGGGCAACCATGCCGGCGCCGCCCGGCGCAGCTCCCAGGCCCTCGCCGGTGCCCTGGGTGGCGAGCTGAAGACCGCCATCGGATCCGTGGGCTCCAGCGCTGCCAGCGCCGCCAAGGGGCTGCTCGCCCTGGTGGGCGTGGGCGCCGGCGTCGGCGTGGTGAGCGGCGCCAAGGCGATCATCGACCTCGACGATGCCGTGGCGGGCCTCGCCGCCACTGCCGGCCTCGGCGACGACAAGATCGCCGGCCTCCGGCAGCAGATCATCGACACCAGCCTGTCGACGAAGGTGTTCGGCAAGGACCTCACCGAGGCGCTCAATGCCTTCGTCGCCAAGACGGGCGACATCGAGACCGGCCGCGCCAACCTGAAGCTGTACGGCGACACCGCCCGCGCCACGCGCGCCAGCGTGATGGACATCGCGAACATCGGCGCCGACCTCAACAAGCTCAACATCACCGATCAGGCGAAAGCCTTCCAGGTGCTCGCCAAGCAGAGCGACGTGGGGCAGGTGGAGCTCAAGGACCTGGTGTCCCAGGGCCCGCGGCTCCTTTCGGCGTTCCAGGGCGCGGGCCTCTCGGGCGAGCGCGGCCTGCGCGAGGGTGGTGCGCTCGCGCAGATCGCCACCGGCGCTACCGGCAACGTCGAGCGCGCCTCTACTTCGATTGAAGCGGTCTTCCGTGACCTGATCGAGAAGGCGCCGCGCCTTCGTCAGGGCGGTATCAACGTCTTCGATCCGAAGACCCACGTTGCCAATGATCCGGTTGAAGTACTCCTCGAAACGATCCGCAAGACGAACGGCCACCAGGACACGCTGAGTGGGATTTTCGGCGGCGAGGCGATGCGCGTCATCACGCCGCTGGCGGCCGACTACCGAGAAACCAAGCGCTTCGGGAAATACGAGACCTTCCGCGACGTGCAAGCCGACTCGTCGATCATGGACCGCAAGCGCCAGCTCAACACGTCGACGGCGGCGGCACGCATCGAGGCGGCACAGATCCAGATCCAGGCCGACGCGATGAGGAACTTCACAGGAGTCCTCAACGGCGCCGTGAACCAGGTGGACAAGTTCGCCACCGCGATCGATTGGATGAGCCAACACATGCTGACGACCGCAGCGCTTGCGGTCGGTGGCGCTGCCGGAATCGGCCTCGCGAAGCGCGGTGCTGGCGCCGCGGCCAGCTGGGCAGGCCGGCGTCTGTTCGGTGCTGCTGGCGGCGGCGCGGCGGGCGCAGTAGCAGGCACGCTGGGCGGCGAGGGCACGCCCGTCTACGTGACCAACTGGCCAGCTGGAGGCATCGGCGGGAGCGATGGAATCACGTCGGCACTGGGAAAAGCGGGCACCGCGGCCGGCGGCGCGGCAGGCGGCACGGTCGCAGCCATCGCGGCGAGCGCGGCTGCCGTCGTCACGTCGGGCATTGCGGGCTATGAGCTGGGCACGTGGCTCGACGAGAGGTTCCACCTCTCGGACAAGATCGCCGGCGTTCATGGAAACGGCGTTCAGCAGGATGGCTCTGACTTCTGGAGCAACGGCGAGCGCCGCTTCGCAGCCCAGAAGAACGAGCGCGACATGTTCAATCGCCTCAAGGGCAAGGTGGCGAGCGGTGAGATCACGCCAACGGAAGCCTCGCAGCAGCTCGCTCGCTTCAGCGCATCGGCCGAGGGCGCTGGAGACGTCGCTCACATCTCCGACGGAACGAAGGTCAACGAGTACGGCACCAGCTACGGGCTCAATGCCCGTGCTTTCACCGAGCAGCTCGCCGCGGCCCAAGTAGATCCCGCCGCACGCCGCGCCCGGCTGCAGCGCGAGGGTGGCCCGGCCGCGCTCGGCTCGCTCTCCGACAACGCTGGCCTGATGTTCGAGCAGATCGCCGGCAAGGGAGCGCGCGATCGAGCGGCCAGCTTCCTCGGTGGAGTAGTCGATGCCGCGCAGCCCGCGTTCGCAGGTGCACCCGCGGCGCTGCTGCCCGAGAACAACTTCGCCTTCGTCATCGAGATCGCCGGGGAAGAGGTGTCGATCCACGCGCCCACGGGAACGCGCGCGCCCGAGGTGCAGGTGCGGCGCAAGGCGGGAGGTGGCTGATGCCGGCCGCGTGGCAAGACTTCCTGCAGGAGTCCAGCTGGGGCGGCTTCGAGATCGACGTGCTCTCGGTGCACGTCGAGGGCAGCCGCACGCTGGACAAGCGTGAGTACCCCGACACGGTCGGCGCCGAGATTGTCGACAAGACGCGCAACGCCCTGACGCTGCAGCTCCGCGCGGTCTTCTTCGAGGATGCCTACCCGGAGCGCTACCAGCGATTTCTCGCGATGCTCGCCGAGGGCGGCGTGCGCGAGCTCGTGCACCCGGTGCACGGCCGGCTGCAGGCCGCCGTGGAGAAGTGGTCTGACGTCGCCGATCCCGAGGACGCGATCGATCACGGTGAGGTCGACGTCACCTTTGTCGAGCACACCGCCAACGCCCTCGGCCCCTTCGAGGGCACCGACGCCGCCGCGCTCGCCAACCTCGTGCGCTCCGCGTGCGATGACGTCGACACCGCCAACAACAAGTTGAAGGCGTATCTCGACTCCCTCGAATCCCCTTCACCCGATCTGCTCGCCGCCTACGCCGAGGCGCCTGGTGTCTCGGCCTCCTTCGCCTCTGCGAGCTCCGACCTCGAGGCGGACGGTGACACGCTCTCGCAGTCCGCCATCCAGTCGCGCGTCGATGCATCTCTCTCGCTCGCGGCAGTCGCCCTCGGGCACTGCGCAAACATCGCCACGCCCGAGGCCCGCGACCTCAACCGCGCCCTGGTCGCGTGCTGCGCGCGGCTGGCGCGGCTCGGCGAGGCCGTGCTGGCGGCCCGTCCGCCCCTGATCGAGGTGACGCTGACCTCCGACGTGCCGCTCCTCGCCTTCGCCCACGCGCGCTACGGCGACAGCGCGCGCGCCGCCGAGATCCTGCTGCTCAACGCCATCGCCGATCCGGTCATGCTCCGCGCGGGCCAGACGTTGGTGATCTATGCCGCGTAGCTCCAGCGGTCTGCGGCTCCTCGTGGGCGGGTCGAGCTTCGACACGTGGCTGTCGGCCGAGCTCGACGCCGACATCTTCACCGAGGCCGATGCGTGGAGCGTCCGCGCCAGTGCGCCCAGCGCCGATCTCGTCGACTTCTTCCGCGAAGGCCAGCGCATGGAGATGTACCTCGGAGAGGATCGCCAGCTCGCCGGCGTGATCGACGAGGTGAAGCTCTCGGGCAACCGGCAGCGCGAGACTCTGGCGCTGTCCGGCCGCGACCTCGGCGCCTTCCTGCTCGACTGTGAGGCGCAGAGCATCCGCGCCTCCAAGCTCACGCTCTTCAACCTGGTCAAGAAGCTGCTCGACCCCTCGTGGGGCGTGCGCAACGTGCTCAGCAGCTTCGAGCGCGACCGCAAGCTCGTGCTCGGCAAGAAGGACCGAGGCAGCAAGGCCGGCGTGTCGCGCAGCCGCGGCGCGCCCGTGTTTGGCGATCCGCCCCGCGCCACCTCAGCGATCGATCCCGGCCAGCGCGTCGCGCAGATCTTGAATGACCGCACGCGCCAGCTCGCCTGCGCGTGGTGGATCACCGCGGGCGGCGACCTGTTCATCGGCAAGCCGAACTACGACCAGGAGCCGTCGTTCCGCTTCGTATGCCAGCCCGGCTCCGCCAACGTGCTCGACTGGGAAGTGGTCCGCTCCATGTCCGATCGCTACTCGGAGATCACTGTGGTGGGGCAGGGATCGAGCGCCGGAGGCTGGCTCGCTCAGCCCACCTCCGTCAAAGGAGCGAAGTTCAAAGTGACGGTGAAGGATCCCGACCTGGTCGCGCGGGGCATCAAGCGCACCCTCATCGTCGCGGACAATGATGTGCAGTCGCGCGCCGACGCCCAGCGCCGCGCCGAGAGCGAGATGGGCCACCGCCGCCTGCAGGGCCTCACCATTCGACTCACCGTGCCCGAGTTCAAGCAGGCCGATCGCATCTACGCGATTGACACCATCGCGCAGGTGAAGATCCCCAGCGCCAAGATCGACGGCCTCTTCTACGTGACGCAGCGGCGCTTCATGGAGGAGCGCAGCGGGCGCCGCACGCAGCTCACCCTCCACCAGCCCAAGGTGTGGCTCGCATGACCATGAGCGTCGAAATGGTAGAGCGGATCATTGATCGCAAGCTCTCGCGGCTGCAGGGGCTCGTGGAGCTGCTCGATTCCGTGGAGCACCTCGACGCCTACGCGGTCCGGGGCAAGGGCATCGCCGATCAACAGGTCGACGCGGATCTGGTCGGGCAGTACGGCGTGATGTCTCGCCCTCCGGATGGCGGCGACGCAGTCATCATCAAGCTCGGTGGCCAGGGCGCCTCGTCGCAGTGCATCGGGTTTCGGCACCGCGAGCATGAGGTGCAGATTGAAAAGGGAGAGATCCTGATCCGCGACGATCAGGGCCAGTTCGTCCACGTCAAGCGCGACGGCATCTATATCGACGGCCAGAAGGTCGTGATCGCAGGCGGCGGCGCCGCCGCTGTTCGAGTGGGCGATCCCGTCGAGTTCAACGCGGCATTCTCGCAGTGGATCAACACGACTCTCGTGGGCGCCCTCGCCGCCGCAGGGATCGTGGTGGCGCCCTTCATCGGGCCTGAGATCGGCACCAGCTCGGCAGGCTCGGCGAAAGTGGAAATGGGATGAAGTTCGCCCGCCGCATCAATCCGACCTCGGCCGACTTCGGTGTGACCACGAGCCGTCGTTTCGAGCCGGGTGATCCCCTGCGCAACAAGCTCTTCCTCGCGTACAGCTTGCCGCTCGGCACGTGGGAGGGTGACCCTCTCATTGGCCACCGCTTCGGCGAGCTCGCGCGCGCCAAGGATGACCCCGGCGCACGCCAGCGCCTGCGCGACCTTGCAGTCGAAGCGGCCGGATGGCTCGTGGCCGCCGGCGACCTTGATCGTGTCGAGGTGGCGGTCGAGTACTTCGCGCCCGGCAAGCTCGCGCTCGAGGTGGACGCCTACCCCGCGGGCGGCGGTGCGGCGATCCCCGTCGGCCCCTTCTTCATCGCCACGGCTACGTAAGGAGCCCTTGAATGCCCTTTGAACTCCCCACCCGTGACGAGCTGGCCGACGAGTTCCTCGAGCGCCACGCCGCCGAGCTGCCCGAATACGACATTTCGCGCGGCTCCGATCCCTACCGTCTGGCGCGCGTGGTGTCGGGCTTGGTGTGGTCGGCCATCGCCAAGGGCGTATTCCTGGAACGCAACATGCTGCCCGACCTCTCCGAGGGAGAGTGGCTGCTGCGCTGGGCGAACCTCTATGACATTCCGCGCGAGGGCGCGGCCCCGTCGCAGGGTCTCTCCGCGCTGCGAGTGACCGGCGTCGTGGGTACGGCGGTCCCCCTCGCCGCGGAGCTGGCACACGCGGACGGCACGCTCTTTGTGGTGGCCAGCGCTGGCGTGATTGGTGGTGGCGGCACTGCCGACGTAGACGTGGCATCGACCACGCGCGGCGTCATCGCCAACAAGGTGACCGGAGAGAAGCTGACGTTCACCACCCCGATCACCGATCTGGAGGCCGAGGCCGAGCTGGTGGCCGACCTCACGGGCGGGCTGGACCTGGAGACCGAGGCCAGCTGGCGCGCGCGGGTGCTCGAAGCGATCGCGGTTCCCGCAGAGGGCGGCGCGGTGCACGACTATGCGAAGTGGGCCCGGTCGGTCGCCGGCGTCAAGGAGGCATTCGTTTGGAGGCATCGCCGTGGCCTCGGCACCGTCGACATTGCGGTGCTGCAGGATGGAGACGGCGATGCCCGAATCATCGTCGACACCTCCGCAGTGACCGCAGCAATCGACGGACCGCGCCCGGCCACGGTGAAGGATTCGCTGGTTCTGACCGTGCTCCCCAATCACCAGGGCGTCACGGTCGAGCTCGAAATCGACACGACGAGGTTTGCGTGGGACTGGGACGACGGCGGCGTGGGCACTGCCGTCACTGCCATCAATGCCGGCCAAAAGAAGGTCACCGTGGCGGGGCTCACCGCGGCGGTTGTGGCGGGAAAGCGCATCCAGATCCTCGGCGAGCAGCGCGAGGTGACGGCCCGCGCCGGTGACGATCTCACCCTGGATACTTGGTTCGCTTTCAATCCACTGGGCGAAGATGTCCGCGCGGGTGGCGACCTGGTGCTGCCGGTGCAGCGAGTGATTCAGGGCATGTTCAATTCTCTTGGGCCCACCCGCGGTGACTACGCAGCGCTCCCGTGGACGGACACTCTCAAGCTGGTGCATCTGATTGCGGCCATTGACGCGGTGGACGGTGTCGAGGACTTCACCGTCGTGAGCCCGGTCGGCAATCTCACTCCGACGGATCCCCGTGACAGCACGATCTACATGCTGGTGCCCGGCGCGATCTCGGTGTTCAAGGCGTAGCCGATGACCGCCCCTCTCTCACTGGCGCGCGTCGAGGAGGCTCTCAGCCGCCTGCAGCCACCCGTAGCCTATTCGGACTCCGACACGTCGGCCGTGGCTCGGGAGCTCAAGTGCATCGCATGGTTGGTGGCGCGCGCGGTCGACTATTGGGAGCGGCTCCTGCCGGCGCTGCTGCTTGAGGACCCTGGTCTACTCGATCGGTGGGAGTCCATGCTTCGGCTCGGTGCTCACCCGACCGAGCTGCTCGCAGTGCGGGCTGCGCGTGTGCAGCCCGTCCTGCGGCGCCGCCTCGCCTATTCGCGGTCTCGGCTCGCTTCAATTCTGGCGCCTCTGCTCGGAGTCACGCCCGAGCAGCTGGAATGGATCGAAATCGCGCGTGCCGACATCGAAGGGGCGATCCGCTACTCGCGCACGTACACGGGCGGCCAGCTGATCACAGCAGCTGCAACGCCCGGCTGGGACTTCCCGATCAGCAGTGCGTGGCCCGGCAAGGTTGACGACGTGGGCGTGGAGCTGCGCCTGAGCATCTCCACCGCAGACACCAGCGACATCACCGTGGAGCTGGTCCACGCCACTGGCGCCAGCTGGGTGGCCTGGAATCAATACGCGGCCGTCAATCTGACCGACGTCACCATTTGGGAGCGCGACGTTTTCCGTGGACTGCCGGCCCGCGGACCCTGGTCACTGCGGATCTCCAGCACAGGCGCACACGGCGCCGCGCGTGTCGACAGCTTCGCGCTCATGGCCTCGAACGACGTGGATTCAGACCACATCTATCGCGGATACTGCCTGCGCGATGTGTCCCTCGGAGTGACGACGGACATCGTCCCTGCCCAGCGCATGATCGAGGCGGCTGGTATTGCACATGTTGAGGGGCGAATTGTGGAGCGCCGAAGGCTGCTCTGTGACGACACGCGGTCATTGCTCGATCGCGAACCAATTGGAGGCTGACGATGGCACTGCCCTATTCGCGCAACAACACCTATGCAGCCACCGATCCGCTGGCCAGCGCGGACGTCAACGAGATCCAGGATTGGCTCGTATACGCATGGGATGCCATCGCCGGCGCCGACTTCGTCTGTTATGAGGACTTCATCGTTGGTTTGGGTGCTTCCTCCCTGACGTCGGTCGCGGGCGCCAACTCCACCGCCCCGAATGCCGACCACGCTGCCGGCGGCTTCGGCACCCTCTCGATGCCGCCCGCGGCCGGCGCGCACGAGACCTTCGAGTCGATGGACTTCCCGCTGTCCGGCAGGCGCTGGCGGGTCGCCTTCCGGATGCGGTGGAAGACGCTGCCCGCGAGCGTCAACTCCTACTGCTTCATCGGGATCAGCGACACCGTCGGCCCTACGCCCTTCTATTGGAAGTCGGTGGGCGGTGGCGGAGCTGGCCTCACGTGGGCGCTGAAGACGGCGGGCGGCGATCAGGCCACCTCCGTGGTGCGCACGACCGGCTACCGCGTGTTCGAGCTCCGCAGTGATGGCACCACGCTGGAGGCTGTCATTGACGGCACCGTCTACTACACCACCGCCGTGCCCAACGGATTCAAGGCGCGCCTGCACCTTGACGTCTTCCGCGATGCCGGCGACGCCGCCTGCGAGATGCTGGTCGACGCCTTCAAGATCTGGGTGAGCCGCTGATGAGCGAGCCACTGATGCAGTTCTTCGTCTGGGACCACCTGCCCTCCCACCTGCGTGTCATTTCGCAGCCCTTCGGCGAGCTGGCCCAACGATTGGTGGAGACGGTTCCTGCCAATCTGGAGCGCTCTGAGGCTCTCCGGAAGCTTCTGGAGGCCAAGGACTGCGCGGTGCGAGCTGCCGTCTACAAGGTCAGTCAGTCGTGAAGCTTGTGTTGCTGGAGTCACCTTTTGCGGGTGACATCGAGCTCAACGTGGCCTACGCGCGAGCTGCGCTGCGGGACACCGTGATGCGGGGTGAGTCAGCCCTGGCGAGCCACCTGCTGTGGACGCAACCGGGCGTGCTCCGCGATGAGGTCCCAGCCGAGCGCGAGCTGGGCATCGCCGCTGGCCTCGCGTGGGGCGCTGTGGCCACCGCCAGCGTGTTCTATGTCGACCTCGGCTGGTCCCGCGGCATGCGCGCCGCCCTGGTCGATGCAGGCCGCTGCGGGCGTCAGATCGAGGTGCGGCGCATCGGCGAGGCGTGGCGCAAGACGGTATGCGAGCTTACGCAATTGGCGCGCGCAGAATGGGACAACTCATCTGGTCGTTTGAGACAATTCATCTGACCGGCCGCAGGTGTACTGCGCCGCCGGACAGCGCGCCTGGTTCGCGCAGAGCATGCTGCGGCAGAAGGGATGGC